GACTGAGGAATTTACCATGAGAGGACTTGCATACAATCCCGGCATTCTTCCGGCAGAAATGATTATTCGCCAACGCGTAAAGCCAATGCCATCGAGAGAGTAATTGCTTAAGAGAAAGAGTTTCGGTTCTGTTAATGACAACAAATATCTGAATGCTATGTGGCGGAGTGGGAAAAAATGAAACAAATGTCACTAATTGAGATGGATGGTTTTCTGAAAGGTAAATGCATCCCACGAGATCTAAAGGTTAACGAAACAAACGCTGAATATCTTGTCCGTAAGTTCGGTGAACTTGAATCAAAACTGGAAACGGCGTTGCGGGAGTGTCGTTCTGCTGGAATCACGATTGATAACCTTGAGGCCAAGTGCGCGGCGCTGGCAGCGGAGAGTGCGGGGATGAAGAAGTTCTGCAAAGACGCTGCATTCGATGCCGATTACGAAGCAGAGCTAGGTATGGAGCGTGGTTTATTCAGTGATGCGCTTAACGAAATCAAAACCCCAGCCACCGATGCTTTCCTGGCTGAAGTACGTGCGGAAGCACGCAACGAGGGTATTAACTATGCCGCAAGCCGTCTTGCTGCTGCTTTCAACCACGGATTTATCAATAAGTCTTTACGTGAAGTTTTCGATGTTACGCGCATGATTCTGTCAGCGAAAGAAGAGTTGGCTAATGAACCGCATCCGATTGATGGCCTGTCTGGTGAATATGCGGAGAAATCCCTTGAAGAATGGGCGGAACAGATTCGCAAAGGAGGCAACCAGTGAGCCTGATTGACTATCAGGCACTGCGTGCCAAGGCAGAAAAAGCAACGTGTGGTGTATGGTCGCTCGAATATGGAGAGAGCCGATTTGATTGTGATGATGCGTTAATTCATCGTGAAGTTGTTGGATATCTTCCCATTTGCAGAATTGAAGGAGCACATCCAGAAAGCGGTTTCGATGAAGATTTCCAAATGGAACAGCAGGCCAATGCTGAATTCATCGCCGCAGCCAATCCGGCTACTGTGCTGGCATTACTGGATGAACTGGAAAGAAACCAGCAATACATCAAACGCCGCGATCAGGAGAACGAGGATATTGCGCTAACGGTAGGGAAACTGCGTGTTGAGCTGGAAGGCAAAGACAAGCTGATTGCAGAGCTTGGAAAACAATGCGCCGAATGGGAGCGAAAAGCATTAAGCAACTTTGAAGAGTGTGCTGCGATGGCTGAACGTATCGAAGAGATGAGTAAGCAAAGTTGCGAAGCCCGGGAGCGTGATTTGTTTGAATCATGGGTAATGCATTCAATTTGTATCTCCAAATCGACGCTTGAAGGATTGCGTACCGAAACTGGATACCGTAACGCAACCTTATCAGGCACAGACTTCAACCGAATGTGGAAACAATGGAAATCTATCCGCGCTACTGGCATTCGCATCAAAGGAGAGTGAGATGTCGCTGACGGTTAGGCAGTTAATCAGCAAGCTCAGAAAAATGCCTCCTGAGGCTGTCGTGGTCTGGCAGGGCTATGACCAATCAGAGGGTGAGTATAACGACTTTGTAGGTCATGTTGCTGATGTTACAGATGAGAATGCACCATCTTTTGACCCAGAAGTGCGCGTTGTGGCGCTAAGAGGATAACCCATGACCACTATTACCAAAGAGCGACTACTGACAATCAAGCAGTGGCGCGAAACATACGGACCTGGTAGCAACGTTGTACTGCCAGCAGAAGAAGCGGAAGAACTGGCACGAATTGCTCTGGCATCGCTGGAAGCAGAGCCTATTGGTGAGGTTTCAGAGAAGCGACTCGGCCTTGTTATGGATGGAACGGTAGACCTTGGCGGGAAATCAACTTATCGCATCATTAAGGGAGAAAAAGCGATGAAGTTGTTGCCGCTGGGGACGAAGTTTTATACCGCACCGCCAGCGCCGATAGCGTTGGAGGCCATTGAAAATGCAATAGAATACATCCGCAGTATCGCTTTTCACATCGATGAAGACGATTACCACGGCAAACATATTGCGTATTTCATGCGACAAGCATTGGCCTGGCTGGAAGGGCATTCATGCAGTGATGACAGTCAGGGCAAATCCGATAATTCACCATTGCCGCGCTACCAGGTGATCGAATTAACAATGCTGGTTAAACAATTGGTCAGCCAACTGAAAAAAGCAAAACCTGATTGCAAATTACCTGATAGGGCGATGGATTATCTTTTGCGAAACGGACTGGTAAGTGCGGAGGATGTTTTACGATGACCATTTCTACAAAAAAGCCTCTTTATGCTGAGGTTCACAATGTTCCTGATGATTATGAGTTCACTGACGAGGAACTAAACAGAATTATTGCAGGTGATATGTTCACTCCTCGTCAGGCCGCAATAATGGCACGGGAGATACAGAAACTCCGCGCCGCCATGCTTCATGGTGCCGAACCTGTAAGCCAAACTTACAAGTCACAACATACGCAGTTTGAACAAGTTGCTGACCTCTACGAAATGCAATTTGATGACGGTCGCACTTGTGCCTTTCACACTGATGCGCAAAAGGCTGCGCAATGGCTTCAGGCATGCGACGGAAACAGGGTTCAGGAATACGTGAAGCTGGAGCGATTGCGTAATGCGCTATCGGGCAACTCTCCGGTAACTCCGGATGGTTGGATATGCTGTAGTGAGCGAATGCCGGATAAGTTAATTCCGGTAATGGTCATGTATGAAGACGGTGAGATGTGGTCTGCAATGTGGAATGGCAATCGCTGGGATGATGGCACCGAATATCCGGATCCGCACTCAGTTACGCACTGGCGTGAAATGCCAGCAGCACCGCAGCAGGAGGTGAAGTGATGGACTCCTTCGCGAAATATACGATTATTGACTGGATAGCATTCCTTCAGGTTTTGCTCATCTGGTTTTATATGGCTTACAGGAGTGGGCAGTGGATTGTCAGTGTAGCCTGTAGCAAGGGATGGCGTTGGTGGAACCGAAAGAATAAAAAAGCGCTGGCCTTGGATTCGTTTTACGAAGCATTCAATCTTAACAGTCTTCAGCCTGGTTATGTCATTGTAGTCACCACTCAAAGCGGCATGACCATTCAGATTCATAAACCAAAAGAGGAAAAATGATGTGGCCTATATGTGTTAATTGCGGACGGATGTGCCTATCTGGATGGTGCCGAAAGTGCGACAAATGCACGAAGAAAAGACAATAACAATCCTCGCACTGACGGGGATTTCTTTTATCTGAACTCGCTACGGCGAGTTTTGTTTTATGGAGATGATTATGGCCTGTTCAACATTCAACCCTTTAACGTTACAGAAATACCAGCCAGACCCTGAAGATTTATGCTCACTGTGTGGCGGAAATCATGGTAAAGCTGCCATGATCGAATGTAAGGACAAAATCCACATATGCCTTAATTGCGTTGATGTCCTCGTTGATATCAAAAATGAAAGAGAAGATAAAAAGCGTAGCGAGGCTATTCGCGCCTTAGATTCATGGATGCGAGATGGGTATAGTGCTGCGCAAATTTATGACTTAGCCATTTCAAAAGGCGAAATACCAGGTGTGCGAATCGAATAAGAAGCGCACTCAAGCATCTTTTGGGGAAATCACAAATGCACTTCCGAGTCACAGGTGAATTGAATGGAGAACCATTCAACAGAGTTATCGAAGCAGAGGACATCAACGACTGCTATGACCACTGGATGATATGGGCGCAGATAGCACATGCAGACGTAACCAATATTCGAATTGAAGAACTGAAAGAACACCAAGCCGCCTGATGGCGGTTTTTTATTGCCTGATTTGCAGGTTCGATTCCCTATTCGGAGATAGCACTCATGCAACACGAACTACAACCTGATTCACTGGTTGATTTGAAATTCATCATGGCTGATACTGGCTTTGGTAAAACCTTCATCTACGACCGGATTAAGTCCGGCGACCTGCCTAAAGCCAAAGTTATCCACGGTCGAGCAAGATGGTTATATCGTGACCATTGTGAATTCAAAAATAAGCTCTTAAGCCGCGCTAATGGGTAAAATAGCGGGTAAAATATTTCTCACATCTAAAAAATACCATTCTAATCAATCCCCTGCCACTCTAAGTAGATGTCTGCAGGGGACACCATGCACACCTCTCCTGAAATCTACCATACCCCACAAAAAGCCTTTATAATCAGCATATACCCTTACTTATGTTACTCAAATAGTCGCCTTAATTCTCCTCAGGGGAACGTAAATCAAGTCACATTTGGGGGCCTATTTAGGGGCACATCTTGGTCAATCTATTGCGAGGCCCCCAGATGCCACTGACAGCTCGACAAGTTGAAACAGCCAAACCCAAAGATAAAATTTATAAGATTGCCGATGGTGGTGGGCTCTACCTTCAGGTCAATCCTAACGGCTCAAAGTACTGGCGAATGAAGTACCACTATGCGGGGAAGGAAAAGAAACTATCATTTGGCACCTATCCAACTATTACATTGGCTGAAGCTCGCAAACGTCGGGATGAAGCCAAGAAAATACATGCCGATGGTAAAGATCCCGGTGAAGTCAAGAAAGCTGAAAATCTTGAGAAAAACCTTTCCGAAGGAAGAACTTTTGCCGCAATCGCCACCGAGTGGTACAACGCAAAAGTTTCAGGCTGGTCTGCCAGCTACGCTGATTATGTCGACAGAGCATTCAAAAATAATGTGTTTCCCTACATTGGAAACAGACCCATTAGTGAAATCGAACCTCTTGAACTTCTCGCAGTTCTTCAGCGTATCGAAAGCCGAGGAGCCTGCGAGCTAGCTAATAAAGTTCGCCAACGATGTGGTGAAGTGTTTCGGTATGCCATTGTTACAGGTCGGGCACGATACAATCCAGCTTCTGATCTGGTTATAGCAATGAAAAGCTATAAGCGAACACATTACCCTTTCCTGCTTCCTCCTGAACTACCAGAGTTTTTATACAAACTCGAAAACTAAACCGGCAGTATTGTAACCCGTGAAGCTACAAAATTGTTGATGCTCACAGGGCTGAGAACAGTAGAATTACGTATGGGGGAATGGTGTGAGATCGATTTTACCCAAAAGATATGGGAAGTTCCTCCGACCCGGATGAAAATGAGGAAGGAGCATATCGTCCCTCTGTCAGATCAGGCAATCCAGTCTCTGCAAATCCTCAAAGAACTGACTGGAAGATACAGATACATCTTTGCCGGAAGAAATGATGTTAACAGGCCTATCAGCGATGCAAGCGTCAATATGGTTTTGAAGAAGATTGGCTATGACAAAAAAGCTACCGGGCATGGATTTCGTCATACAATGAGTACTGTTCTACACGAGCAAGGATTCAATAGTGCATGGATTGAAATGCAACTTGCACATACGGACAAAAACAGCATTCGTGGTACATACAACCATGCTCGTTACCTTGAAGGAAGACGAGAAATGATGCAATGGTACGCTGACTACCTTGATGCTCTTCGAAAAGAGTCACCAGCTATATAATCGCTTGATTTTAAAGGCTGACTTAACGATATCCCCCTGATAGTCATTTATCAGTTATCTAATTATTAAGTCAGCCATAATCCCCTAAGTATCATTCCTTAATCAGATTCAGCACCTTGTAATACGACCGGTTAATTTAGAAAGAGACGATAGATAAACGCTTATGATGAAATACTAAGAAATTACTTCAGGCTCTATTAACTGGAGCTGTAATAGACAATAATTTAAATAACGCAATAGTTATATTTATATCTTAATATAAATTTCCACTGTATTTAACGTCCAGGGAGCCATCTTGAAAGGATAAAAATTCACATTATCACCATAAAATCACAACGACACCAAAACACATTTCACAACAACACCCTTGCAATAAACCTGTTTTTAACAAAAAATCAAAGACTGAAAAGAGTTTTGATTCAGAAAACCACATGAGACATGCTTAATATTTTTCAGTTTATCTAAAGGACGCGTTCATCTTTATTACAAAAATATAAGTACACTGTACTTATTAAACATCCAAAAATCACACCAGTTAATATTTCTTGTATTACTGTAATTTCTGGAAAAATTTCTTCAAAAAAAATATAGCATACATATCTTTATATGCTATAAAAGATAAGGCAGATTTATAACATACTTGCCTCAATAGAACTATCTAAGGGTTTGCCTCCACATATAGTGGAGGCTTTTTTTACCCAATAACAATATTATTCTGACACCTGTATCATATACACATCTGAC